TTTTCATAGCCGTCATAAGACTTCTCTTTTCCATCGCCAATGCAGATTTTTAATCCGGCTGGTATCTCGCCGTTAAAACCCGCAAGAGCGGCTTCTTTGATTGCTTTTTTAAAGGACACTATCTGTGATTTATCACCCTCTTTATCCAACAAAAGATTACAGCTAAATTTAGGTGCTTGACCTTCATTAAAAGCTTTCGGTGTCCAAATCTCTGGGAAAGATAGTCGTGCATTCTTAATCATTATTACGCTCATTTATTTATTCCTTTATGTCTGCAAAGTAAGTGGCAACGTCGGGCTTTATCGCTGGGCGAGGGTCACTCTCCGGCGCAAGACTTGGTTTGCCTTCTGGTTTAAAGCAGAGTTCGGTAACCTCTGCGGCTCTCGCTTTTCCAAGCAATTTCTCTGCTTGCGCTGGCGAAATGAGTTTGCTACTACGCGATTCGTCGCCCAGTAACTTAATTAGGTGTGTTTCTGCGTCTTTCTCATTGACCCACTTTCGTTGAGATCGACCCTGCACTAGCTTGTAGCCGTCCAAAATTCCGCCATCAAAGAGAATCCTCTGTGCGTGCTGTTGAACACCTCGCGCCCAACCTATGAGCGCATCCATTTTCGGAACGAGCTTGGATATCTCATCGGCGGTAAGGGTGTGCGGAACTTGCACAAGTAAAGGCTCTTCAAGATTGTCAAAATTTGAAAGTGTGAGGTTGTAGTTGTGCTTTGCTAGTGCGCGACAGACCGGCTTGGCTCTGCACCAGCGGCACGCAGTCGGCGACGGATTAAAGGTGGGATCGGGGTTCATTGTTGCAAGGGCGGCGGGGCGCACCTCATCCTCGGCCCACTTCAACAAGTCTTTTGCTCTAATAGAGTAGGTGTCTATGTGATCAAGACGGGTTTGCACGATGGTCATGGTTACGACATCAACTTCGTCGCCAAACATTTCTAAAGCGCCAAGACCGTACAACATAAGCTGTGAGTTCTTTTGTGCAGACACTTTAATGCCTGTGCCGTATTTCAGATCAATGATGTTAAGAACGCCATCATCAACAGCGACACAGTCAGCAGTTCCAAAACCGCCATGCGCCCAGCGAGAGTAATCTACCCGCAGCTCATAATATTTTTTACCGGTGTGCATGTTGCAATAATCGACATATTTTGAGACATGATCTGCCATCTCCTCGTCAACAATCCAACCCTCTACTTCTACACCTATATAACTTTCAGGTGGTCGCTGACTAATGAGGCACATCTCTGCAAGCTCATGGGCTGCTGTACCTTCTCGTGCAAAGTCAGAGCCTTCATCTGCTGGCATTCCGCTCTCAGCTAAAATACTGCCAGAGCAATTCATCCACTTGCTCGACCCGCTTGCGCTTAATATTGCATGTGCTGCCATTTATTCACTTCTCCATTTGCATGTATTCAAACTTAATATTCTTTTTAATTACAACCAAAACTTGTTGACAATAGTAATGGTGGTCAACTAGAGTGTCAACCTTGTTTTTGGTAAATACACCATTTAGTTGTAATTAAGGAGATTCATGCAATGCTACATATCAGTCCACACGCACCAATCGTTCAGTCAGCACTGAATAATGTGGTGGTGCACTCAAGTTTAAAAAACGACAGCTCACTAGCAAGGACGCTAGATGTTACTAAGCAAGCTCTTAGTAAGTGGCGGGTATCTGGATTAATTCCAGCACACCGCGCACTGCAAATGGAACTGCTCACAGCCGGTAAGGTGAGTTGGAAAGACCTATGCCCCGACATCGTTGAAGACTTCAACCGAAAGGAGCCGGTCTATGCAATCAATAGATAAGAATCGAGCTAAGTATTATTTCTTTAAGTGGTCGGCCAATTTGCTAATGGGGATTAGCGGCTTATTGCTCTGGATCAGCAAGCAGATCGACAAGGCTGAGATCGCGGCCATGACAAGGGCGTCAAAATATTTATAAAGGACAATAATGATGGGGTTTTTACAAGAATACGGACACAAGTTAGTCGAGCAGGGTTACGAAATTGTTCCAATAATGAAGAACAAAAAGGCACCGATGCTCTCCGGCTGGCAGGATATAAGATCAACGCATGACGATGTCGATGCGTGGCTGTCTAACGGCCATAAGGATGGCGGTGTGGGCGTTTTATGCCGCAACACCATAGCGGTTGATATCGATTGCTATGACAAGAACCTAAACAAAAAGCTGGTGATGTGGTTAGAAGAGAACGTCGGCACATCACCTGTCAGATACGGTAATTTCCCAAAGTGCATCCTACCTTATAGAGTTGAGCAAACATTTAAGAAGATAAGAAGCTGTGAGTATGAGGATGCCATGTCCACGACTCACGCCGTTGAGGTGTTAGCCGACGGCCAACAGTTTGTCGCTTACGGTGTGCACCCAACAACGCAAAAGCCGTACCGTTGGAATGCAAGTCGAGGTGGCATCGCTGATCACGCGCAAAACTCACTACCTTTAATGACAAAAGAAAAGGCCGAGGCTTTTGTTTCTTATTTTGAACAATGCGCCGGTAATGAAACAAATTGGGAGCTTGCCCGAAAGGGCGTATCGCATGTCGATATAGACCCCGATGATATTTCTATGCTGAAACCCAAAATGGATGTCGATGAGGCCGGTGTAAAGGAACTACTTAACAGTGTTGATCCCGACGCCCACCATGATGATTGGGTGAAGGTCGGCATGGCACTGCACCATCACTTCGATGGCGCTGATACCGGGTGGATGATCTGGGATGAATGGTCAGCCGAGGGTAGCAAGTACCGAGAGAATGAGTGTGAACGCCGATACGCGACATTCGACACTAAAGGTCGAGCCCCAGTAACGATGGCGTCTGTTAAGCAGATGGAAAAGGCGGTCGTTAGTGAACAGGTCATTGAGGAGCGACTGCCAAGAATGCTTAAAGAGTGGGCATTTGTGCACGTTGAGGGTTCAGCGCGAGTTATCCGCGAGGATGTCAGTAAGGGCAGCATCGTCCTTTACAAGCTCGAAGATTTAAAGAAAGAACATATGAACTGCCGCGTGCTGTCAGGCGATGAGAAGCCGAAGCTTCTTAACTTAGTGGATATGTGGCTAGAGCATCCAGACCGAAGAACCTATGCGGCTGGACTGTCTTTTGCACCTGACATGGAGATTCTTGATCGTTATAACTTGTGGCGGGGGTGGAGCTTTATCCCGGCAAAGGGTGATGTCGAACCGTGGTTGGAGTTCGTCACCAGTGTGGTAGCTGACGGTAATCAGATACACGCTAATTACATTATTAGTTGGGCAGCGCAAATGGTTCAGCACCCGATGGACAAGATCGGTGTGGGCTTAGTGCTTAGAGGTCGCAAAGGCACTGGTAAGACCAAGTTCGGTGAGCTCTTAGGTGGGCTATTCAAGGCTCATCACAAGATAGTCAGCAGGGCAGAGCACGTTACTGGTAACTTCAACCGCCACCTTGAGGACACGTTACTGCTACAAGCCGATGAAGCTTATTGGGCTGGAGCCAAAGCCTCTGAGGGTGCGCTTAAAGACTTACTCACCAACCCGGAGATTACCATTGAGCGCAAGGGCGTTGATGCGTACACCGCGCCAAACTACACGCGCATTCTATTCACCAGTAATGAGGAGTTCGTTGTCCCAGCAAGTCTGGATGAGCGTCGCTTTGCTGTATTTGATGTCGGTATTGAACGAAAGCAGGACTCTAAATATTTCTCTCAACTTGACCGCTGGTATAACACGGGCGGGGCGGGTGCATTGCTTGAGTACCTTAAAACCTTTGACCTATCCACTACCAATTTGAGGCTAGTACCTCAGACCGATGCGCTGCAAGACCAGAAGTTGGAGGCGCTTAACACCGTTGATCAGTGGCTGTACAACGGCCTGATGAGCGGGGAGCTGCGAGAGAACCGAGTGGCTGGTAACTGTATTGGATGGGGCGAGGAGGCTCCTAAATCTGAGATTTACCACATTTATTGCTCAAGTGTTACCAAGTTTCAAATGCCCGTTAAAGAGTCGGCGTTTTGGAGAGCGATAAGAAATTACGCAAATATGTTTAGTGGTGAAACCCACAAGTCGGTGGCCGGTAAACGATTTAGGACGATACAGGTGTGCGGCTTAGAGGCTGGGCGCTTTATCTTTGATGCCAGTAACGGGCTCAAGGTCGATTGGGCAGAGTTTGATGAGAGCAAAACAGAGGATGTGTTTGACGATATCTGGGAGACAGGTGATGCGTAAATTGAAATACCTATTCAAACGTGCATTTAAATGTGCATTAACAGCCGTTAAAGGCGCAAAAAACTGTCACTGCGCCTATGTCATTCGGCCCAATGTCGTTGAGGTTAAGTGCGCTAACTGCGGTGGAGTTCAAAAGCATTCGAGGTGGAAGTAATGGGTAAAGGAAGCAAGCAGCGCCCAACAGCGGCGGCGTTTTACGACAATTTTGACAAGATATTTGGTGGAGGCAAGGCTATGACGAGATACAAGTGTGAGCGGTGTGGAATATTGGATGATGAAAGCGAGGTGCACGAGATCGTTGAAAAGAACTGGGAGCCAATGGGCGACCAATATGTAGCACGGCACATGATTCATCTGGAGTGTGGGCGATGCGGCGGTGAAGATGTTGATGAGTTCAACCCGGCGTATTGCGACACTTGTGACGATTAAAACCCCCTAGAGTTCGGCAATTCCCCTAGCTGATACTCTCTTTGCCTCTAAGCTTCACGGCTTAGGGGTTTTTTTTACCTCTAAATACAACCTGTAGTTGACGATACAACTGTAATATGAGACAATGACTTCGTCATCAAGGGGATGGCACTAACCAAGGGGCTACAAAATGAACAAGGAATTATCAGAAAACATCTTAGCAATTGAAGCAATTGAGATAAATGGCGGCTTCCGAATTGAAGCTGTAATGCAATCAGGCGAGCGTGAAGTTATTAAAGGCAAGTCAACACGCAAGCCCAGCATGGTTCAACTACATTCTGGGAGCGTTAATGGCAATTTCCGTGGTGATGGACTTGGACAGTATTTTACTTTTGCTAAGAGCATTGACTCGTGGAATAAGTCCTGCTGGCTAAAGAGCTTTGTAGTAGCTTAGTAAAACAACCGCCCCTCCGGGGGCATAACTAAAGTGATGAGGAATAGAGTGATGAAAATAAGAATAGCGTTTACCGTAGATGTGGATGCCGATGAGGTTTATCGGTTCCAAGAGAGTCTGGATGCAACCGATGAGGATATGCGGTCTTTCGTCCGTAGCTACATCATCAGTGGCGGGGTTGGAACCTTAGAGGAGGCAATGATCAACAACGCATTTGCCTATGAAGCTGTGAGGGTAGTCGAATGAATATTAACAGTGTGCCTAAATGGGGTTAAAACACTATTGTGCGGACAAAAAAAAAGTGCTCAAGAGCACCTTTTTCCCCGTTTGAATCTCAAACGCCCGGCTACAATCAGCCATGTGGTTAATATAGCGCCAGTTACATAAATGTCAACAATTTAAAAGAAAATTGTATAAAACTGGATTAATTATCACGTTTTGTGGTGCCATTAGAAAAATAAATCAATACATAAACAGATTTGGATTAAAGGGGAATGATGATGAATCTATTTGAACTGGATGAGCTGATACATCAGCTAGAGCGTAAGCAGCGTGACACTGATGAGATGCTCCAAATGTACCGCTACAAGCGCGGTGAGCTGAGAGAAGTCGTGAAGGGGCGCATCGCTGGCATTATGTCGGGCGTCAGTGTGTCCAGAGATACAACCAACAGTGGTATACTTAACCAAACGAGGTACTAATATGGAACAGTTAATAGGTGCAGTAGTTTTAAGTTTTACAGCGGTTTGCCTTTACGGTGCTTTCTTGATGTTTCTTGATAAACAACGCTCGTTCGAAATGAGGAGAGAACTTGAAAATCGTCGATATAACCGAGAAGGTCAAGAGTAAAGCCCAAGAGCCTGTGAGCACTAGAACCTCTCAGGCTCTACTTGATTCCCTGTCAGACTTCTGTGAATACTCCATGCATAACAACATCAAAGCCTTTGCGGTCGTTGCCATCGACAATGAAGGGCAAGTGTCCAACTCTTGGCACAGCGATGGAACACCTATCGTATCCGTTCTAGGTGCCATTGAATTAATGAAGATAGACTTCATGGATGAATACCTCTAAGCGTTCACCGCTCACCGCATAACCCTCATCAATTTATATCATTACGTTGTGTCCTTACCACTTATTACAATGCACGCACTTTAACTTGTGAGGTGTGTAATGTTGTTTGTTTGTCTGTTTTGCGTTGTTTTCTTAGGATTGATAGCCGGGGATGATTTGAAGGTTTAAGGCGGTGAGGCGGTGAGGCGCACGGGATAAGGCCAAACGCACGGGTACGCACGGGTAAAATCAGGTGGTTGTGCGTCTCTGAAACCCGCGCCATTACTGGCGGCGCACGGGAAGAACAGGTTAATCTCTTTTTTTATTTAATAAGAAATAATATAGGTATATAGGCTCCCCGTGCTCCTGTGTAAATTCCTACCGACTTGGAGCACATTTACCCGTGCGTCCCGTGCGTCCCTCTGTAACCCACGCGCTGTAAGGCTTACAGGCGCACGGGTAGATTCTGTTAACCCGTGCGGCACCCGTGCGGC